TTTGCGATTGTGTAAAAGGTGAACTTGTCATTCCAACAGTGTTTTTTGCTACCAATCGAACTGATGAAAAAGACGTATAATTAGGAACTGAAATTGGATAAGTTATGCTCATGAAGGTTGTCCTCTGCGTTGTGCTTCTAATACAGCTCCCCTAGAAGCATCTGCTATACCTGGAAGCATTGACATTACCTGAGACCTTATTTGTGCTGAAACGTCTCCTGAGAGACTAATATTTTGGACAACTGTGACTCCACCGCCACCAAGCTTATTATTCGGTACTATTGTTCCCGATTGATTTGGTACAAACAGCTCTGCTCCACTTCCATTTCCTCCATCACCAACCATATAAGGTCTGCCTTTAGAAACTGAACCACCCATTTTTTTCCCAAAGCCTGACATTGGTATTCCTAAAGCTCCTCCTATTGGAGCTAGAATAGTTCTAAAAATTAACATTTTAATAGCTTGTTTTAATAATGTTTTTCCAAAGTCCTTTAAAGCGTCACCAACAGATTTAGTGCCATCTAAAATACTGTCAAAAGCTCCCTCAAGACCTGATTGAAAACTAACAGCAAATTTCTTGCCTTCCTCAGCGACAGTTGGCAAGTTTTTCTGAATATCTTTTAAGCCCGTACCAAATGAATTTACAAAACTGGTAAATGAACCTTTTGTTTCTTCCTGTGCGGTATTAACACCTTTTAGAGACTGAATATAAGCTTCGCCACCTGCTATAACCTGGTCATAATGTCTAACTTGTGCTTCATCACCCTCTGCTTGCGCCTTAGCTCTTAAATTATAATATTGTAATATTTGCGAGGTTGCTTGCTCAATGGTTTTATTTCCGTCTTCCATGTCCTTATAGAAACGTGCTTCAGTATCAGCAAAGCTAGTATATTCATTAAATTTCTTTATTAAACCCCCAAACAAAGAAGTAATAGAAACTAAGACTGGTGCTAGATTTAATATCGCTTCAGTAAATTGGGTTTTTATTATAGTTGTTCCCAATGACAGTTCTTCATTTAATTTTTCAGCTTGTTTAGTAGTAGAACCTGATAATACTGCACCAGTTGATTGTGCGCTTTCCATTAAAGCACGCATTCCTTCACTGCCTTGAGTCAGTAATCCAACTAATACAGCACCTTCTGAATCAAACGCCTTAAATGACATCCTAAGACGCTCTTGTTGACTTTCAGCACCTTTAACTGCGTCAGCATACTCTAGCAAAACATCATTAGAAGTTTTTATATTACCTGATGAATCCCTTGTCGAGATTCCAAGCATATCTAAAGTTCCTTTTAACTCTCCAGAATTTTTATCTGCTTCACCAAGTCTTCTACTAAATCTTTGCAAGGCCATATCAACTGTTGTTGATTGAACTCCTGCAAATTGCTCACCTGCTAACCTTAATGATTGCAAGTTCTTAGCAGAAAAACCAATTTTGTTTGCTGTAATTTCAATTTGCGAACCAAATTGGATGGCTTCTTTGGTCATTTGACCAAGCTTCATTATGGATGCAACACCAACAAAAGCTCCAATGGAAGCTGACAGACCTCTCATTGCCTTTGTAGAATTTCTTATCGAGCCTTTAAATGAAGAAAAAGCATGTTTACTTTTATCACTTGCAGTTATTCGATTATGTAAATCAACGACCATCTTTTTTCATTCTTTTATTTTCCAAAGTTAAATACGCAATCCAATGATTAAACTCATCAAGAGACATTTCTTTTATTGTGTCGATTGTAGTGTGTAGGCGGTCAGCTACGACATATTGATTCATTAACCAACCGCTTTTGAGTTTCCCTCAGCAGACTCTACAGAAGGAATATCAAAAAGTTTTGCCAACATTATTGTTGATATTGCCGTTATGTAACCTACGTCTAAACCATTTAAAAACATCTTATCTTGTTCTTGAAATATTTTGTTTCCTTCATCGTCAATTAATTTAATAACTAATAAATCAACCATTGCAGTAAACGATGGAATATCTCCATCAGATAAGTCTTTGTAAAAGTTTTTATGATTTTTTCTTAATTTTTCATCTTCACGAACTGTAAGTTTAGTAAAAAAACAGTTAAGGTCTTTGTCTTCACCTTCACCGAGACCTGGCAACTTAACAGGAAATTTCTCTCTGTCTTGTTGCATGGCTTTTAGCCTTTCTGACATATTCATTTTATATAACTGTATCTTCCGTCAAACTTCCAGTACCTTGCAGAGAAACACTAGCTGTGATGACTCCATTGGGTTCTTGTGACCATGATATTCCAGTTAAAAAAGCCTGACCAGTAAGATATTTATCACCTGCTGTTGCGCCTTCATATAAATATGAAACATAAATTGGAGTAGATGCACCAACTGAGCGTTCTAATAATTTTGCTTGTGCTGTGCCATCTTGGTCATAACTAACTTCCATAGTTGAAGACCAGGATTCTTGTGCTGAAGTAAAAGTTTTACTTGCACTTCCGATGTGACTCACATCAACGGATTCTAATTGTTTGTCTACAGAATAGCTTGTACATTGAGCTAAGATATCTGTAGGTGTAGCTGTATCACCTAGTTGAATTTGGGCAATAACGCCTGTATAATACGCCATATTATCTCCTTAAATTATTGGTTTGTAGAATTGTTTGTACTCAGCGTGTAATAAGTAACAGACAAAGTTAATCGAATTATCCCAATGGGTTTTTCTCCCATTACGTCAAATTCTATCTCAGTTGCGGTCAATTCAGATGTTGTAGCTGTATTAGACAATAAAGGATTTGCACCCAATACATCTTCTACCTCTAAACTTATTGTATCTAAAGAGTTCTCAACTGAAGAATTAGTTTCCGCATAGCCTTCAATAATAACGTCTAATTCTCTTGCATAGTTATTAGGACTGAAGTCGCTACGTTGTGATGATTCATTCTGAGTATAAACAACCAGACCTGGTAAGTTTTCAGAAGGTTCTAAATTATATAATCGGGTATCATATACCCTTGAGCCTGTTGTCGTTAATCCTGTTAATAAAGTAACAACTGCGTCTCTTATTTTTTGTCTAGCATGGCTCATTGTAACTGAAGCCTAATTAGTGATATTCCAGTGCCATCTCTTTCTATGACCTTGCAACGATATGATGTTTTTTTTACCCTTCCCTTTGAAGTTATAGGAACTAATAAAAGGTCATTTTGGTCAGATGCGCCATCAGGAATATCATCAGTTTTCATTGTAAAAAAAGGTGAAGATGTTGAAACTCCTGAACCAAATTCATCAAAAGATTCATAAAAGGAATTATCAAAAATTCCTTTTACAATATACTTGTCTTGTGAAGAAACAACTGTCCACTGGCACTCGACAGCAAAATCATTAAGTTCAAAAAAAGCATTACTCGATAAGTTTAGCGTCATCATCATTCTCTATTATTTCAATTATTTCTTCAAGCAGGGTTTCCTCATTGCCTGTAATCACTTCAATTAAACCCCTGGCGGTGTATTTTTCGATATTGCAAGGAACGACATCAATATCATCGCCCTTTTTTCTTTTTTCGCCATTTATGGTTGTTGCTTTTAGCAATTTGACCTTAGTCACGGGTTTTTAAGTCCTTGCTTTTAATAGTTCTATCAGTTTTCTTTGCTTTTTCTTTAGGCTTTGACGTTGATACAATGCCTTTTTTATACTGTATTAGTTGTCTTGCTTCCGCTTCATCAACTTCAACAATATCGCCAACTTTAGCTATTTGACCATTTACTCTTGTATTGTTTATTATTTCAATTTTCATATCTACACGGGATGCGGATTTCTCCGCACCCCTCTCCATATCGCTTGATTTTAACAATTAGACACTCACACAGAAAGACACTGGATGTCTCACAGCAAAGTCGATTGAAGCTAGTGCAACAATTCTTTGCGTTCCTGTTGTTGAAAGTGAATATGGGTCAACAGTAATTTCCATTCCGCCATATACTCCAACAATAAAGTCTGAGAATTTTCCAAGGATAACTGTATTTAAAGTTACTTGTGATGAGACAAGAACGGGATACCCGTCAATAAACCCATCCTCTTGAGCAAAACTAGACCCTGCGCCATTTTTGGCTGTAGTCTTTAAGGTTGAGTTCATAGCAGGAGTTGTAATATAAAATGATGTGTCTCCATCAAGAGATACGTTGTCACTTTCTATTAATCCCTGCATGGCTATGATTTCTGCATAACTAGGTGAACCTGCAACACCAAATGCTGATGCGTTAACACCTACAACATTTTCAATGCCACGAGGATTGCCACCTGCACCTGAACCAGATACTGAACCTGCATCAAACATAGAAGCTAATGACCTTGATAAATCATTTCGAACCATGTTTTCTACT